CCTTGACGGGGTGGTTGAAGTTGAGCTTGATCTTGTTGGAAGAGGAACCGACGGACTCATCACCAGTGAACTGGAGCTGCTCAATGAGGTACTCGTGAGCAACCTGGGCGAAGCGGCGACGCTCCTCAGTATCAAGGTAGATGTAGTCTACGTAGAGGGAGGCAGCGACGAGGCCAGCAGAGTTGGTGCGATCCATAATCTTCTGGACGTTGGACCAGGCGAGGTTACGGAGCTCGTTGAACTCAAGGTTGATCTTGACCTCGTGGTACTGGAGGGCAATGAGGGGGAGGGCGAGGCCAGCATGACGGTTGAACCAGAACTGGAGGGGGATGTAGAGGGTGTAGTCAGGGGCGCAAGAACGGTCCTCATCGGCAGCGTGGGGCTCACCGCCGAGGCAGTCGTTGTCACAACCACCGTTGACGACCTGGGTGAGGGTGTTCACGAGTTCAGGGACGTTACCAACCATCTCGGCGTAACCGGCCTGCTTGCCAGCAGGGCGGGTGAGCTCGTTCCAGATGTGGAGCCAGTCACCGTAGTGCTTGTCAATGCGCTGACCACCGATCTCAATCTCAACGTTCTTGATGAGGTTGTGGCCGACCCAGTTGAGCCAGCGGAACTGGGCACCGGAACCATCCTCCTCAGTGAGGGCGACGGAAGGGAGAGTGGCCTGGAGGTAGACACGGTAGATGAGATCACCATTACGGGAGATGGTGCAAGTTACACGCTTACCGAAGTTGGCGACACCGTTGAAGGTCTGCTCAATGGATTCCATAGAGAAGTTGGAGTGGCGGCGATAGAGCTGCTTGAAGAAAGTAACCTGGGGGTTAGCAGTGAGATAGACATCCTGAGCACCGTAAGCGACGAGCTGCATTAAACCTCCACCGGACATGTTTTATACTTCTACAACAGAAAAAAATTTTGGCGAAATCCGGGGTTATTCACCGGGGAGCTGGCCGCGTCTACAATAGGGACCGCGATTTTCTTTCTCCGTCTAAAGATCCGGGGACTTTCAAAGAAGCAGAGGTATGTCAATGCAACTACGTGATGTGTTGGTAAGTGAAGTGATTCCGGATACAAAGGGCGCCACATCCAAACACACACAGACTACCCTGGAAGCACATCATCAACAGAAAATGAAAGAGTTTGAATCTGCACGGGAATCTATCACAACACTGCAGGAGGAACTACAGAAGATTCAGGATCAGATAGACTCCCTTCCCCAATCCTCTATGTTCTCGGATGAATGGCGGCAACTCAATGACCGGGAGGAAGAACTTCAACGGAAAATAAAGAATATTCATAATGATAATGATCGTCTGAATTATTTTTTGAATGTCGGGGATATGTTATTCCAGTACTACGATGCTCACGAATCTCTTGCGAATGGTGAGTATCAAGCAGCAAAATCATCAACACCTGGTCGGATGCCATCCAACTCTGTACTGAGTTACTTTTCATCTTCAGCAAAAGATACATCACACCCTCACCCAAGAGAAGAAGCTGTAGCCCCTTCCCCCAAAAATAAGGGGAAGGTACCCTCTGCCACGGAATTTGATTCAAGTATAGGGTTGAATCGTGATAAACTTCTGGAAAAGTATCTTGCAATCGTAGAACCTACAGCAATTAAGAGTGGAATCATGCCAGGATCCGGGATGGAGCCAGGGTGGGGTTGCTGTCCGGGTTGTGATATGGAAATGACATTCTATCAGAATGAAGCCCTCTTGGGATGCCCCAAATGCGGGCACGAAGAGTTCATTCTCATTGACTCAGAGAAGCCCAGTTACAAGGACCCACCCCGTGAAATCGTCTATTTTGCCTACAAGAAGATTAACCACTTCAATGAATGGCTGGCCCAGTTCCAGGCGAAGGAAAATACGGATATTCCCAAGGATATCATTGAAGCCGTGATGACGGAACTCAAAAAGGAACGGATTATGGATCCCAAGAAGCTCAAGAAGGAAAAGATTCTTCAGATTCTTCGGAAGCTCAAACTTTCTAAGATGTATGATCACGTCCAACAGATAAAGAACCGTATCCAAAATCAGATGACCATGTTGGTGCTCAGTAAGGAACAGGAGGAAAAACTCCAGTTTATGTTTAAGGAAATCCAGCCCGCGTTCATCAAATACTGTCCACCGGGTCGTTCCAATTTCCTGTCGTATCCCTACGTCTTATACAAGCTCTGTCAGCTTCTGGAAATGGACGAATATCTGCCCTGTTTTCAGCTCCTCAAGTCCCGCGAAAAATTGTCCGAACAGGATGAAGTCTGGAAGAAGATCTGTGGGGAAATGCGATGGGAATTTATTCGGACGATTTAGTCCGTTGCAGATTATATTTTACCATTTTACATTGAGAATCGCTGATGAATCTGTTGAATATGATTCCATAGAGAGGATAGTTCCACAAATCCCGGATTCCCTGGTAGTATTTCGTAACGTTTCGTGGGAGTATCCACAATGAGTTTATTCTCATGTCCATGTCGCATTTGCTGAATCCGCTTGATTTCACTCATAGGGATAATATCGTCATTGATCGCAATCCAGCGGATCTCTTCTAACCAATTCATCGTATAGACTGCATACAATGAATTGCGTATTGTCACTTTTTAGTCTTACACATGTTAGAAGTCATCATAGATATCCAGGTTCGCGTAGAAATCCGTCAGTTGGATCTGTTCTACGTTGTTTTCCCGTACATTACGAATCGTAACTGTATCTCCCATCATGTCATCGTAACCGAACGTTAGGATCACATCATCCGGATATTGTATTATTCTCTGTTGGAGACTACGGGTATGATGTGTATCCACCCGCACAGTACGTTTCTTCTCTTTGAGAAAATCATATACATCAATGTAATCCAAGGTCGGGAAAAAGAGAAGATTCACATATCGTTCTAGTTCTTCCGGATTCATTTGGCGTGCACAATAGGGATGTGGTTCCATGTGTGTGTCGTTTGGCTAGATTAGTACACGGTTCCATGGGCTGGTGGCGCCAACTTTACGTTTGGGCTAAAGCCGTAAAATACCGTAAACATGCAGACACATGACACAGACAATTGCCTCCTTTGATCTGGGGATTAAGAATTTATCCTATTGTGTAGCATCGTTTGATGCATCCGGCTCTCTAACATCCATTGATCGATGGGCAAATCTGAATCTGTTGGCGGATGGGGCAGATTCGCAGAGTCAGACGCGTTGTGGATGCGGTGGACCGGCCAGCTGGCAGGATCGTGTTGGAGGATCACTTTGCTGCAAGAAATGCGTGAAGAAGGGGAAAGGTGGAAAGCCGACGCTAGAATTCACCGGTACGAAATTGGCCGAATGGCGTACCTGGGCATCGGAAGGCCCTCTGGCGATTCCCGCACCTGACGCCAAAAAACTCACCAAGACAGTTCTGGAAGAACGTGCCGCAGTAATCCGTCTTATGCCCTATAAGGCACCGAAAGCCAAGGGGGTCTCTCTCCAACAACTCTTGATCGGTATGGAACACTGTCTGAACGGCGAACTCCCGTATCTGGCCACCGCGCACCGGATTCGTCTGGAGAATCAGCCATCGGAATTTGCTCCCCACATGAAATCCATCCAGATTATGTTATTCGTACTCATTGATCATCGTCTTCGTAAGGAATTTGGGTGGACCGGTACGATGGAATTTGTCAATGCCAGCGTAAAGACCCGTGGTCTGGATTCGGCAGGAGTTGGCAAGGAGGCCAAACGTTCCCGTAAATTGGCCGGGATTCAACGTGTGATCAGTGTTCTCACCAAGAATGTCCCCTTTAGTAGCCCATTCCACGCTAAACTCACCTGGTGGCAAGCACAGGCTAAACAGGATGACTTGGCAGATGCTCTTCTCATGTGTTTAGACGCGATTCCGAATGCGGTTTCGTCGTAATTCAGTTTGATAAATTGCATCCCACAGATTCGCTCCACCAAAAAATGCCACTGGACGTTTCCGCCGAATGTATTCTACCGCCTCCTCTGCGGAGAGCCCACGATACCATACCAAATAACATGCGACCAGGGCACAGGATCGCTGCATTCCAGCACTGCAGTGTACAAGAATACGTTCTCCCTGGTTCACGGCAGTATAGATCTTTTCTAAGACACTGGTTTCTTGCATATATTGTAACATTGCATTCACTTCATCCGGATCATCATGGATGGGAATGCGAATTGTCTGGTTGCAATAGGTCGGCAACGGAATATCCGGAGTACAATTCACGATCATATGAAACACATGGGGTCCATCATCCACGGCCCGACGATTCCCAATATACAAATTACGAACAATCTCATCGCATACGTTGTTCGCATTCTGTCTCATTCTTTACCGGATTATGAATATATTCTGTTTAGCCCTGTATCCGGTAGATTGCGGTTACACCACGAATTAAAGATCCACCCCCACAACAACGATATGAGCGTCCATTTTGCCGACAGTGGTTCCAAGCCATCCATGTCTGATCTGGCTTCGTTTGCCAGTCGGGCGAATGAGATTGAAGTGGACGACGTAATTGACTTGGGTGACGATCTGGGGTTCAACATGTTGGCCAATCAGAACAAAATCCTGGGCTCTCCGAAGCCTCCTACCCGAAGTCTGCAATTCTCCAGTGGTGGAGAAAGTCGGTCCGAAATCCCCCAGATTCAGATTCGCCCCGTGGACGATCTAGAAGTTGTAAATCTGGACTCTGCCCCCGGAATTAGTGACATCGGTATCACCATGGCATCCGGGAATAATGATTCCCACTTTGTGATTAACGGTGCTGGAAATGGTGGGATCATGGAATCGGCGGATGCATCGGTCGTTCGTATGTCCAAGGATGAAGAGATCCGGAAGAAGAAGGATCTTCTGACGAAACTCAAGCGCCTGGAGAATGATGGTGTGCGCGGTTCTATGATGTCTATGCAGAACTCTCTTGATGAAATCCAGGATGAATACGATTCCCGAACGGATTCCCGTGGGTTAGAAGCGTCTCTCCGGTTTCAACGTAACCTTCTGATGACCTTCGTCACGGGTGTGGAATTCGCCAGCGATCGCTACGGGTCCAAGCTTCCGATGAAACCCCGCCTCAAGGGGTGGTCGGAATCCGTACATACGAACGTGGAAGACTTTGATGAAATGTTTGAGGAACTCTACGATATGTACAAACACAAGGAAAAGATGCATCCGATGGCCCGTATCGCGGGTACACTGGGTGTATCGGCCGTCATGTATCATATTACGAACACGTCTGCAGAACGTTCGGGGATTCCGGGTATGACGGATGTTCTCAATGAAAATCCGGAACTTCAGCGTCAGTTTGCGGCGGCGATGGCAGCAAAGATGGGTGGGGGTATGGGGAATTTTATGACGGCAGCTGGTATCGGCGGTACGATGGGGGGCATCTCCTCGCCCTATGAACCACCCGCGCCCCCATCTCCGCCTCGCCAGCAGTCGGCCCGTGTCCCCTTCAATATGGCGGCTTCCGCTGCCACGATAGATCCGATTCCACGGGCCCGTCGTGAAATGAGCGGCCCCAGTAACGTGGATGATATCCTGAAGGCGTTTGAAACCGAACGGATGGTGGAAGCCGCTGCCGGAAATCCGATTCAAGGGCTCAATGCCAATATTTTCACGCCGTCTGGACCACCTCCGACACCACCGCGTGGAGTGTCAATTCTGCGTGAAGGAGTAGGCTCATCGTCAGATCCTCTTTCGGATTTCCTGAACACGGATGATTATGGCAGTGTCGGAAGTGGTAGTACTATGAACACTGCTCGTCGTCGGGGTCGTAAGAGTACCGCGACGATTCCTGCTGGGGCTACAATGAATCTCAATATCTAAGTGCCAAATTTTATTTTTTCAACACGGGATGATATTCGTGACATGTTGAAAATATATCATTTAACCGATCTATGCATGATGTGCAGACCAATCCTTCAGGAGATACCAGGAGGAGTTTTCGTTGAACAGATAGTGTAAGAGTAAGAGAACAACAAGGGTCATCCAGAATGCAACTACCATATTACGTGTACCGATGAACATAATGGCGAAGAGCAACAGTGGCCGGAATACAATATTCTGGAGGAAGGCTTCCTGACCCGGTGTTACGGACAGGGCCATAAAACGCCCTCCTAAGTTCAGCAAAATATAGGCGAATCCCAGCACATACGGGTTCATATTAATTTCGTGGAGCGACATCAGAAAGGTACTGGGTACAGCTGCGGTCGCAGAGATCGGGGCCATCCCACCTTGCTGCGATTGAACAGATTCTTCCTTTTGCTTGGACTTTACCATCTTCCCCTATCCCTTGATGGCGATTTTGTTCAGATTATCGGTGAGAACTCAATGAAGAAGATACGTGTATTCTT